AAGCTCAATGCAAAATGATTCTATTTCCGAGTCTCTAACATACGTTAGTGACGATCCCGACATTACATCTCTTAGGTACGCCTATGATCAGTCTGTTACTGAACTTGAGGCATACTTTGATTTGTGCCGAAGCAGCTATGATGACCGCCGTAACTGGTGGCCCGGCAAGAGTAGAGATCTTCGCAAACACGGAGCAGACGCTTTCCCTTGGGAGGGAGCCTCGGACATGGAGAGCCATGTTATTGACGAACGTATAACCAGATTGGTTTCTTTGTTTCTGTCTGCAATGAACAGGGCAAACATCCGAGCATTTCCTGTAGAGGTGGCAGACGTTGCTAGAAGCCGTGTAGTTACAAATTTTTTAAAATGGATGGTTAAATCTGGTTACATTAACCGATTTAAACAGGAAATGGAACTAGGGGCTAATTACCTTTTAGAGCGTGGAATTTTAATTACTTATGTGGGATGGCATAGAGAAGATAGATCTTTTCTGCAAAGCCTAAGTTTAGAACAAATATCTGCAATCAACCCTGAGTTGGGTGAAATGATTGTTTCTGAAAATGACAACGATCAGGTTGTTAGAATGTTGCAGTCTAGCTTTGATGGTGTTTCTGAAGCTAGGGCCAATAAAGCATTATCAGATTTAAGGGAACTAGGAGTTGCCGAACTTCCAATAGTCAGGCGACAAGTAAATGCTCCAGAGGTAAAGACGTTAGCCCCAGACGGAGACTTTATTTTTCCTCCGTATGTTACCGATCCTCAGCGGGCTCCATATTGTTTTTGGAAAACCTATTACACACCACAGGAGTTGCAGAACAAAGTGATTACTGATGGTTGGGATGAAAATTTTGTAGAGCACGTCATTGATCGTTACCGTGGAGTGAACATAGACTCTATCGAGCGTGAGCAAGAAGGACGCAGATCTCTTAGTCTTACCGATAATGCCTATGAGGCTGAGGAGCTTATTGAAATTGTTTACGGTTACCAAAGATTGATAGACAAAGAAGATGGTTCTGAAGGCATATATTGCACAGTGTTCCATCGTGAGTTTAGCGGAATGCCGGGTATACCGGGTTATGCAAAGTTTGAACTGCTAAACGGATATGAGGACTACCCGGTAATAGTTACCAAGCTGTCCGAGGATAGCAAAAGGTTGTATGACACGATGACCATCCCTGACTTGCTGCGTGGCATACAGAACCAAGTGAAGGTTGAGCGTGACAGCCGAATTGACAGGAACAGTCTTTCTACCGTTCCGCCAATAATGCACCCAGTTGGGCAGGCTCCCACGGATTGGGGTCCCGGTAGAATGATACCATATCGCCGCAAAGGAGACTTTGAGTTTGGTCCTACTCCGGTGTACAACCAAGGATCGGTTGAGATGGAGAAAACCCAAGAAGCTCAGGCCGATAGGCTTGTTGGTTTGGATCGTGAAGGTCCAGTTAGCCAGATAAGACAGCAGTTCTTGGTAGACAAATTTTTAACACATTGCTCTAACGTCATAGGGATGTGCTACAAATGCTTTCAGCGTTTTGGCCCAGACAGTGTTTTCTTTCAGGTTACTGGTGTTCCAGATCCTCAGATGTTTAGCAAAGGAAACCCAGACGAAAGCTTTGATATAACAATTTCCTATGATGTTCAGAACACTGACCCAGAAAAACAGGAGAACAAACTAAACTCCATGATTTCTTTGCTTCAGTTGGACAGGAATGGAAGAATAAACGTAGATAATTTAGTAACACTAATTGCTGGAAGCGTAGATCCGGTTTTGGCTGATAGTGTTCTTCAACCAGTAGAAGCTGCACAGCAGCAAATTCTCAAAGATATTACAGATGACTTATCAAAAATTTATGCGGGAATCGAGGTTCCTGCGCGTGCAAACGGTGCTCAAGCGGCTATGGGTATCATTCAGCAATATTTGCAGCAACCGGATATTGCCCAACGTATGCAAGGCGATCCTGCTTTCTCGCAGCGTTTGCAAAAGTATATGGGCCAATATCAGTTCTCTATGCAACAAGCTGAGAACGCACAAATAGGTAGAATTGGTACAGCACCTGCCCAGATGGGTGGAGTTCAAACCCAAAGCATGGCTCAGTGAGTTTAGAAAAAGACATACAGTCACTACACAACCACGAGTCTTTTGCTCGTTTCATAAATGTAATATCAGCTTTGCGTGAGGAGTGCATAGGAGATATGCACGAGGCTCCAACAGAGCAGCTTCAGCAAATATCTGGGAGGATAATAACCTATGATCAGATATTACAAATGGTTGACGTGAAAAAACTACAAAAAAGACACAAAGATTTTATTTGATACATGATAATATGTTCCCACGCAATCGCTAGGCGTAAATAGTGGAAACAGTTATGGAAGATGAGATCAACACAGCCGTCGCTGAGGCTGAACCAGAATCAGTGGACAACCAAAATATATCTGCGTCTGACTTTGTTCAGAGACGTAGCGAGGCTTTACTAGGACAACAGTCCGAAGAAGAGTCTCAAGAATCGGCCGAGGAAGCTAGTGAGGAAGAAATTCCAGAGCAAGCAACTGAGGATAATGTTCTTTCACAGTTTGATTTAGACAGTTTGTCGGATGAGGAAAAAGACGCTTTGCGTCAGCAACTCATTCCCGGCGCGCAGTCACGTATTAGTGAACTTACGGCAAGGCGGAAAGCTGCTGAGGAAGAGTTGCAAACTATGCAACTGACAATCAAGCAGCCAGAAGTTAAAGACAACCCACTATCTAATTTATCAAATCTTGAAGACCTCCAAAAGAAGTCTGATGAGGTGAGTGATGTTATTAGTTGGGCTGAAGATTTGTTGTTTGAGTCCGATGAATATTCTGCTGACGATGAAATAACTACTGTAGAAGGTCGCCCGATGACTAAGGCCGAAGTGCGTAAAGCTCTTCAAAGTGCCAGAAAATCGCGTGACTCATATATTCCAGACCAATTGAAAAAACTTCAGGGTTTGGAAAACGCAAAAACAATGCGTCAGCAGCTCGGTAGTAAAGCCGTAGAGGAACTTGAATGGCTAAGGGACGAGAATGAAAATGAGTTAAAGAATCAGTTCATATCAATTATGAGTGATCCTAGACTAAAAGATTTGGAGAGTTCTTCTCCAGATTTATATTCTCAAATTCCCTACTTCATGTCTCACGCTGTAAATAGCATATACGGGAGAAAACCAATAAAGGGAAAAGGCACACCGGTTTCAAAAAAATCGTTAAAGCTCACTCCTTCTAGTGGTTCAACTCCAGCTTCTGCAATGTCTGAAAAAACTGAAAGACCTTTAGGCAAGGCTTTAAAAGAACATAAAACCCGATTTAAATCATCTGGACGAAAAGACGATTTCATCACGTTAAGAACCTTACAATTACAAAGTAAATAATCATGGCATTCTCAGATACATTTGATACCACAAATCCTGGATCGGCTGTTTCCAATCGTGAGGACTTGATGGACGTACTTACCATCTTGGCTCCCGAAGAAACTCCCGTTCTTTCATCCGCATCTAAATCACGAGCAAACGCTACGTTTGTTGAGTGGACTGTAGACAGTCTTTCATCTCCTAGTACCACTGGGATAGCTGAAGGAGCTGACGTTACTACGTTCACCGACCAATTCAGTGGCCGCGCTCGTCTAGGCAACTACGTTCAGAAGTTCCGCCGCGACTACATGGTTTCCGACTTACAGGAAGCTGTTGACTCCGTTGGTCCTGCTAAAGTAGCACAAGCCGAAGCGAAGGCAATCCGCGAACTAAAGCGTGACATTGAAGCCACTCTCTGCTCTACCAACGACCGCGCTGCGGAAGATGGAGCTGGAACGGTTTACAAGTTGCGTGGACTTGGTGACTGGATTGATTCCGCAGGACCGTCTGACGTTCCTGCTGCGTTCCGCACTCCTGCTGACAGCATCCACTCAACTGGTGCTTTCACGGAAACAGTATTCAACAACCTCATCACCTCGATCTTCCGTGTTACCGGAATGAGCAATGGTTTGACGTTGGTTGCTGACACTGCTCTGCGTCGTGAGATCAGCGACTTTGCTCGCCTTGATCCAGATGGTTCCGGTGCTGGAACTTCTATCCGTAACGTAAACTACAATGGTGACGTTGCTCAGATTAAGCTCTCTGTTGAGCTTTATGAGTCTGACCACGGCACGGTTGCTATCGTTAACGGAAACCCTGACTGTATGCCCGACACGACTAACAAGGACACTGGTTATCTGGTTCACCCAGAATACTACGGTGTTTCCGAGTTGATCCCAATGGGCAGTGCCCGTCTCCCCAATCAAGGTGGTGGCGAACGTGGATTTGTTGACTGTGCTTTGACACTGACAGTATTCCACCCCGGTGCACACGGTAAAATCACAGCTCTTAGCTAAACCATAGGAGGTACATTAAAATGGCTATTGAACTAAAGAAAGTACAAAACGTTGAAACCCTAGCATTGGGATTCAATTATGAAGCTTCTATTGACCTGTCTACTCTCGGCACGACCGCTGGTTCAGCGACTGCTGTAGACATTCA